CATTCATAACTATATCTCCAGTCACATTCAAAGAATAGTTACCAGCAACCTTTTCTTGTACACTTCCTTTGACATATAAGTTTGCATTGCCATCGACTGTAATATTACAAACACCTTTTATATGAATATTATTGTCGGAAAGATAAACCTCATAGTTCTTTCCAGATACTTTGGTAACCTTTGACCCGTCAGGTGCAATCTCAAAGAATGTATTGGCCTTATGGTGGAGGTGTATCCTCTCAGCGCCAGGCGTGTCATCCAATTCAAATACATGTCCTGCTTCAGTCTGTGTCACCCGATTGTATGGGATTTTTGCATCATATTGGGATTCTGGTTCACTCCAGGTACCACCACTAGCCGTAGGCACACTGGTATCTAGGTTACTATTGTGGTAACCAATTGCAGTTTCTTCAATTTTTTCATTTCTGTGTAATCTGCTACTGGTAGGTTCACCTAATGGATAAAACGTTCCTTCTGAAAAACCTTTGGATGTATTTGGTCCATTTTTTGGTATACCTGGAAATATACCAATGATGATAGGTGCTTGACTAGATTCACCATCAGTGAAGAAACCAAATGCATAGTCACCCAATAATGGTGCACCATCAGTCATCGACACATTTGGTGGCAGACAAGGTAACGCCCAAGATAGACCATCCGTAGGCAATTCTTCAAGGTTGTCTGTGTGGTGACCGAACATACGGACACGCACCCGGCCTAATCCTAGTGGGTCGGTTCTATCTTCAACAACACCTAACCACCAATGAAAACCGTCTTTACCAATAAAATTGTTCATCATGCTGTAATCGCCTGTCTAATGTTCTTGTCTGAGTTATTTGCACCTTCTTGTGCTTTTGGTAAGCTTTCTTTGGCCATTTCCAAAATTGTCTGATATGCAGTTTGTTTGATAATGTGTCGAACCGCAGTGACAAGGTACTTACCTGAATAAGCTTTATCTAGTTCTTTTGTATTGTTTGTTGGTTTTAGTGTGAAAAGGTTAAATTCAACAACTTTACCTGCTGTTAGTCCTGGATCACCAGGCACGGCCATCTTTAATGCGGTAAAATTAGCCAATGAAATTGCAGCGGTTCTAAGTGGTAAGATTGTTTCAATGAAAATGTCTTTTGCAAATCCGCCTTCTTTTTCTTTGATGTAAGGTACATTTCCGTGGTTTGAATTGCCTGTTGCAACTTTTAACACACCTTCTGGTGATTGATTCAATGCTTTATCAAATCTATTTTTCAATTCATTCAAAATACCACCAGGATTCAACTTTTCCATTGTGTCTTTCATCTTGTTATAATCAAAATCTGTCACGTTGAATGACCGAGTTAATGGGTCAATTGAAATTAACCTATTTGCAAACGAACCGGATGTAATCTCTTGTAGTGCATCATATGTTTTGGAAAATTCGTATTCAATCACATTGTATGCTTTTTCTTGGAAATCTTGTTTCTTGTTATCTAAGTTCATCGGTTCATACTTATATGTTGCATAAACCTTGTCTTTGTACATAGATTGTAGTGACCTGAAGTTGAAACCTTCTTTTGTTTCAAAGAATAACATATCAGCGGTACTGTTTTGTTTCTTTGGTCTTGCATATGTTGATACCCAACTAATGGTTTCAAATGGTTTTAATTTTGGTACAACAAAATCATAAACACCAGTTGTTTCTTCTATTACATTGATGTTTTTTGGTTTGACTTTAAGTTTTTCTGTCAATACATCTTTAACAATTTCAGAAACCTTTTGGCCAGAATATGACTTACTTATCTTTGTCTGCTCTGAAAGCATCAATTCTTCGGAACAGAAATGTAGTGTGTAGACCTCAGTGTTATGATTTCCACCTGGTTTTCTATCACCAATCTTATACACCCTAAAAATTTGGTCATTCCCGTTTGGACCATTTTTTACTTTACCAAAGTTAACTTCAAGATATTCGTTACCTGTTAGTTGTAGAAGTTCGATGAAACCTTGTGCATCAACCAAAGTCACATAACCTGATGCTGCAAATGTGTAGATATCTTCATAATATGAAAACTCCATCATAATTTTTTTAAGTTCTATTCTTTTACCACTTGCTGTTAAAAAATTAAGTGTTTTTAAAGAATAGTCTTGTGGTGAATAAGCACCAGAAGCTTCAACTGGAGTGGGATTATTTGTGGCCATATTAACTCATCAAATCTTGAAATTCAGTTTCCAATTGGTCAACATATTTTGAATTCAATATGTTAATGTTTCTTTTTGATTCATTTAAATTCATTTCATACTCATAATTCGTTATAGGTGTTGGTTGTATTGTTATATCCACAACTCCCGTTGGTAATGAAAATGTTCTAACTGGATCAATACCAAATGGATGTGAGTAAAGTAGACCCAAAAATTCTTCACCAGTAATAGTAAATTTTTCTATTACTGTTTGGTCATCATCAGTGCCACGGGTAGTTTTGGTAATTACCTTTTCATAGTGATGTAAATTACTCAATGTGTTACCATATTTGTCGTTTACATACTCATTAAACTGTATTGAATTGAGTGGCCAATCCCATTGTGGATCCAACATCTTGTTTGCAAACAATACTATCCAATAACGATATGGATCATCATAGTATTTGTATGCAACAATTTCTGGTGTATCACCATCTTGTACATCATATTTGTAATATACCATTGGATTCTTCAAAATTTCTGGTAGAATACTAACTCTGGCCATAAGATTAGTCATAATGGTGGAAATACCATTATTATTTGTGTGAATTATTTTTGGGAGTGTATCAAAATATTGCATTTCAATAACCATCCTTTTCTATTTTTTCTCTGTCTATCAATTCTATTTCTTTGAAACTAATAGACATTGTAGTTTGAATTGGTGCACCATCTGTATGTGCAGACCATCCGTTTGGTGCATAGTTTACATCGATGGTTTCGATAACACATTCAGCAACTTTACCAATGTTTTTATTTTCTGCACCATTGGACATAAATTTCAAATTAAATGTTGATGGCGGTACAAAAAGCATACCAGCAGAACCAGAAACAATCCTTGGTGCAGCGTGTGTCTTAAACATCTTCACAATATTTTTCACTGCGGTTGCTTCATCTTTTGAGAAAGGTGTAAAAGTGAAAGACATTTGAAATGATCTAAAATCTATACCATCAAACATCAATTGTTGTTGTGGATTGAGTGCAAGGCCTTGTGATGATAGAGCTAATTTACCAGCATTTGATTGTACTGCGGAGAATGCTGGCGTTGCCACTTCTTTTACATAAGGAATTTTTGTTAGAATTGATTCTGCAACCTCAAGTAGACTTGTTTGATTGTATCCTGCTGCATTGGTAAATTCTAGTGTGTCTGGCATGTATAAGTTTATTGCAGCTTTAATCTTTGATTTTTTTTGTTTAAATGTTATTTGTGCTTGACTTGAAAAAGCTGAAATAGAACCGATTCCTTTGTCTACTATACCGTCACCGGCAAATCCTTTTGTAACTGCACTGGTTAATTCTTCTGTACTATTCTTTACACCATTCCAAGCATCACTCAATGTGTATGATTTACCTTGTTGATAACCGGTGGGCTGTACTTCATTAATTGTGAATTGTACCACATGGTTTCTTGTTGCAGACTGCAAATCTCTCGGATAAGATAAAACTTCTATTTGATTATTGTTACCAAACAATTTACCCAAAGGACCTTTAAGTGCAGCTCCAGGAATTGACACGCCACCGATTGATGTTGGAATTGAAATTATTGCCATGGTCTTTTCTAAAAAGATTGATATATATTATTTATGGCATATTCTGGAACATTCCGACCTTCAAATCCTCAAAAATACGCAGGGGATTACAAAAAAATCATTTATCGCTCATCATGGGAATGCCGAGTAATGAATTGGCTCGACAAAAATCCAAATATTGTGTCTTGGGCTTCAGAAGAACTCATAATTCCATACAAATCTCCTGTGGATAATCGTATGCATCGTTATTTTCCGGATTTTGTCGTTAAAGTTCGTGATAAAGATGGTAAACTTAGAACTATGATGCTTGAAGTGAAACCCAAAAAACAAACCATGGAGCCAGACAAAAAGAAAAAAGTCACAAAACAATACATACAAGAAGTAGTAACATGGGGTGTCAATCAGGCCAAATGGAAGGCGGCAACAGAATATTGTTTAGACCGTGGTTGGGAATTCAAACTTATCACGGAAGACCATCTCGGACTATAACTAAATATCCGATGATAACAAAATCCATACTCACTACACTGTCAGAAGAAAAGGTTTCGGCCAATTATCAAACGATGAGCCGAGAATCCATGACATGGTTATTAAAACGAATTGCAGATTTAAGAAACCCTGGTCGACTGGCCATTCCAATAACAAGAGAAAAGTCTCGCTGGACTAAACCATCCGACAGACAAAAGTTTTTGATGGGTGGGTTATACTACTTCGTATATGATCCTAAAGGCAAAAGCGATTTGCCTTATTATGATAGATTTCCACTTGTTTTACCCTTAAAACGACAATCTGATGGTTTTCTTGGGTTAAACATACATTATTTGCCACTTCGTTATAGATTAATTTTTATGAAGAAGTTGATGAATTTTGCAATTTACAATGATGAAGATGAGATTAAAAGAATTCGTATCACATATCCAATGTTAGATGCATCGTCTAGGTTAAAAGAATTCAAACCATGTATCAAACATTATTTGTATGGCCACATTAAATCCAGAATATTGGCTGTCGAACCTAACGAATGGGACATTGCAATGTATTTGCCTGTACACCAATTCAAGAAGGCGCAACCAAAAGAAGTCTGGAAAGACTCAATAGAAGAAATAAGGAACTAAGATGCCAGTTTCAATTAGCGGTTTTAAATCATCTTTCACCGGCGATTTGGCTAGACCGAATCGTTTTGAGGTCGATGTTCCTATTCCTTTTACACTGTTGGCTTATGTAAAGACCAATAGAAACCTGAAATATAGATGTGAGAACGCAAATCTACCAGGTAGAACTCTCGCAACAATCGAACAAAAGACATATGGTCCGATTGAGAAGTTTCCATATCAAAACACATACAGTGACATTGATTTGACATTTATTGTTGATGATGATATGTCACAAAAAGTATTCTTTGATGCGTGGTTGAACTTTATCAATCCGTTGTACAACAACAACTTTAGATATAAAAGTGATTATTGTACAGATTTGACAATAACACAATATGATGTTACGAATCAACCATCATACTCTTGCAACTTGTATGAGGCATTTCCAATTGCAATAAACCAAATGGACTTAGATTGGTCTAATGATGGTTACCACAAACTATCAGTGACATTTGCATACACTTACTGGAAGAACAATTCTCTCCAAGGCCTTGCGATGGAACTGTTGGATTCGGCAGTCGGAAATGTTATCGACAAGTACGGTGGACTTGGTGGTACTGCAAAAGGTGCTATTGGTGCAATCACCGATAGTGCCACTGGTGCGATTGGTTCTGGAATTGATTCGATTGGCAAAAGTGCTGATAATATTAATGGATTTGTATAATTAAATTGGAGAAATTATGGCTTTACCTAAACTTGATGTGCCAACATATGAAATTGAATTACCTATATCTAAGAAAATAATTAAATATAGACCGTTTCTAGTTAAAGAACAAAAGAATCTATTGATGGCTCTGGAGTCAAATGAGTCCTCAACGATTCAGCAGAATGTCCGTGACATACTGAACAATTGTACTTTGACTGAAAATATCAATATTGACAAATTGCCTATCATTGATGTTGAATATTACTTCATCAATCTCAGAAGCAAATCTGTCGGTGAAATTGTAGAGACAAGATACCGTTGTAATAATGAGGTTGAAGAAAAGGTTTGTGGTAACATTATGGAAGCAAGTGTTAACCTACAAAATATTCAACCATACCGTGAAGAAGAAGTTAGTCCAGAAATTCAATTGACTGACAAGATTATGATTAAGATGAAGTACCCTGAGTTTGGTATCATCAAAGATTCTCTCAACATGGAAGATATTACTGAGGTGACTTTCAACTTGATTTCAGAAAGTATCGAACACATTTATGACGGCGATCAATTCTATTATGCACATGAGGCCGAACCTGGTGAAATGTTGGAGTTTGTTGAAGGTCTGAATCAGGCTCAATTTGAAAAGGTTGAACACTTCTTTAATAACTTACCAAAGTTAAAAGAAACGGTTGAGATGACTTGTAGTAAATGTGGTTTTTATCATAAAATTGACGTAGAAGGTCTCGAAAATTTTTTCGGTTGACGCTGCGTCACGATAACTTGAGGAATTATTACAAAACTAATTTCTCTTTGATGCAGCATCACAAATATAGTTTGACGGAGTTAGAAGCTATGTTGCCATGGGAAAGAGATATCTATGTCTCTATGTTGATTCAGTATATTGAGGAAGAAAATCAAAAAATAAGAGAACGACAAAAGAGATAAATGGCAAGAGACACCAGTAAGGATGTTACTCATCAACAATCGATGAGTAAATTGTCCGAAAAATCAAAACAAACTTCAGCTTCATTGCTGAATTCCACCAAGGCCACACCTAAGGCTCTTGCGGATAGTGGCGAAATGGATGGAGTTCTTGGTCAAATCTACCAATTGATGGTTGATAATCGCAAAGATGAATTGGCTCAAAGAGTAATAGAAGAAAAATATAAAAAAACTGATACAGGAAAAGAAGAACAACGCCACCAAGAATTGTTGAAGGCGTTAACGGTTCGTAGAAGACCAAAGCCTAAGAGAGTCATTCGCCGTGAGAAAAAGGCGGAAGAAAAAGAGGCAGCTAAACCAACTGCACCAGCTAAGCCAACTGCGCCGGCCAAAAAGCCAGCAGAAACGGCTAAGAAACCACCTGAGCAGGATAAAAAGCCACCTGAGCCGGCTAAAAAGCCACCTGAGCCGGCTAAAAAGCCAGCAGAACCAGCTAAGAAGCCAGCAGAACCAGCTAAGAAGCCAGCAGAAGATACTGCTAAAAAGGCTGCTGAAGATAAAGCCAAGAAAGCTGCTGAAGATAAAGCCAAGAAAGCTGCTGAAGATAAAGCTAAAAAAGAATCCGAAGATAGAGCTAAAAAGGCTGCTGAAGATAAAGCCAAAAAGGCTGCTGAAGATAAAGCTAAAAAGGCTGCTGAAGATAAAGCCAAAAAGGCTGCTGAAGATAAAGCTAAAAAAGAAGCTGATGATAAGGCTAAGAAAACTGCTGAACAAGTCAAACCACCAGAAGTCAAACCACCAAAATCAGAACAGGTTAAACCGCCAGAGGTCAAACCACCACCAAAGGCGGAAGCTGCACCTGCGGCACCAAAGCCAGCTCAAGTAAAGCCTCCACCAAAGGCAGAACCAGTTAAACCGCCACCAAAAGCACCAACTGCCAAAATTCCTCCAATTTCTGGCGGAAAAGGTATAGTTATTGCTGCACTGGTGGCCGCAGGTTTGTCAGCAAAGGCTCAGGCAAATGTATTGGCACAAGTTGAAGCTGAATCAAAATTTGTTCCACAAAGTGAGAATTTAAACTATTCAGCTGACGGTTTGGCAAATACGTGGCCAAATAGATTCGGCCAAAAAGGACCTGACGGCAAACTTTCAAAGAATGAGAAGGGTAGAGTTTTACCAAATCAGATAGCAATAGATATAGCAAAAAATCCAGAAAAAATTGCTGAGGCTGTTTATGGAAAAAGAAAAGATTTAGGTAACACCGCTGATGGTGATGGTTTTAAATATAGAGGTCGAGGTTTTTTACAAATTACAGGAAAGGATGCATACAAATCCTTAGGCGATTATATTGGTGTGGATTTGGTGGGTGATCCCGATAAATTAAATGAGGCTTCTGTTGCTGCAAAATCTATTCCTTGGTTCTTTTTAAAATATAAGGGTAAAAAACCACAAGAATTGGAAAATATAGGAACAGTCAGTAAGGCTGTTGGATTTCAGGATAAAAAATTAGCCTCAGGTGAGTTGGAATCTGAACATCGAGCAAAATTAGCAGAAAAATATCAAGCGGAAGTTTCATCCACTCCAGTACCGAGTTCTGATACAGGTAACAAAGTTGACGAATCATCCAAAGAAAATGCAAACCTCAAAGAAAAGTTAAATAAAGATAAGTCAGCTCAAACAACGAACAATACCACTACGACAAACAACCAGACAAACAATGTTAAACCTGAACAAAAGGTTGACGATAGACCACCTCATGTAAGAAAGCAACAACAATAAAATGGCTACAGATAATAAAATGTCATACCAGATGGCTGCGAGGTTGAAGAATCAATCTCTTGGTTCCGTTATTGCTGACCAACTTATCTCTGGCGAGGGATATGGTGCATCAATTGGTAAAGCTATTGGCCTAAAAACAAAAGCCAGAGTTACCAGACTTAAAGCCAAATTTGATCCGTTAAACATTGCAAAGTTTATGACAGGTGGATCCAGATTGGGTCCGGCAATTCTTGGTAAAATGACAGGTCGTTCCAGAAAAGATGTTGAATATTTCACGGGCCGTGCAAGACCCGTTTCAACATCAACTAAGATTGGTAAACTGGAAAAAGATGGCGGCGG